ATAAGGAAAAATAGATTAAAACTTACTTTATTTATAGTTACTCATTTATATATTACTTAGGTATTGTGAGCAACTAGTGCATGCGCATCAACAATGTTTACGCTGACCATGTACTATGTAGTTGCGGTGCTTGCTGCGAGATCCAAATGAATCAGTACAGCTAATGCCGTCACACTTTGTTGTATGATAGAAACCAGGAGAGATACGGTAACACCTGTGACACCTCCCAAGGGACTTAGCTCGCCTTCGTTTAGCGAAGGTGGATTTCCCAGGGGCGTGCAACTCCGCACTCAGATGCACAATATAACGTGCTATATCTATATAATACGCCTCTCTAGACTCACTACTAAGTATTCTTATTATATCACACATTAATTTCACACGATCCATCAATCGCAGGTACTTTCACGCCACTTACGCTTAAACTCACACCCGAATTTGCCCCCAGTGATTTCGGTGGATGTATTGGCAAAGCGATCGTTGCGCGAATTGCGGTCTAAGGCAATTTGTTTGTGCGTAGCATGTGCAATTTCTTCCTCCTTAGTAGGCAGACGAATCAGTCCTTCAAGTGGCTTGATGCAAGCTGGATTCTTCACGTAATCAAAGAAGTCGAAAGCAGCGTACTTGGTGTCATTCGAAAAGCCCATAGCTTGCCAATTCGCCGGGGGTTGCCCGGTAACGCACATGTACTGCCACACCACTGGCGCATAAGCCCTGCAAACCTTTCTCAAGGTACTGTACTCCCTTATGGTTGCCACCACAGCATCCCTGGTTATAGCCCCGCCATTGAACTCTATGACCCCTGTGGGATCCATGCTTTGTGATGAACTGGTTGAAGCGCAATACATGACGACATCCCACATGACCACAGCAACCTCCTCAGGGGGGACACCAAGAGCCTGCAGTTTTGCCGCGACCTGAGTGAGCTGTTCGCCAGTCGCCACAGCGATTGATTCAGCGCGCCAACCTTTTTCAAGCAATAAGTCTACTGAAGGTCTCGTAAAAATGTTACTCGTGTCCGGCTTTAATATGTCCATAGGCTGCAATTTTGGTCTGCCAATTTCGATTCCCACATTGGTGTACTGCTTTGATTTCATGTCCTTAAGCATAAACTCCTTAAGTGCATCCAGCCTCTTATCTATATCCTCATCAGTGGGGTTGATGAATACTTCACTTGAGCTCGCTTTGTCTTTACCTTTATCAACACGCTTGGTTGGCACATTTGGAAGTGGCTCCTTCTTAGCCTCAACAATGGGGGGCACTCCAGCGGGGTTCTCTTCTGCCATAATTCTCCGTTTCCTTCTTTTCCTGTCCAGTTTGTAATTCAAGCCACAGCTTACAACCTAAGGCGACAAATTATGATTTGGTATCTTTAGGCTCTTGGCGTAATCAACAAAATCTTTGGTGAATTCGCACGCGCGTATCGTAATTGACTCTCCGGTAATGATCACTGAGCAGGTCCGTTCTGGCCAAGTGCCTGGGCTATAGTAGTAACTGAGTGATAGCAGTGCAAAGGATAAAGCAAATAACACAGTTAGTTCATACGTGGACAGTTGCCGCATTGACACCTGTTAACCCTGCCACTCAAATGGATGGCTGTGATCAGTAAGGCTATTGTTATCGCCACCCAATAATTACCGCCGACGCTCTTCAATAAGTTTGATGAAGGGTTGTGCCGTTTAGGACTGTAATAATCCACGCTTTTTGTCCCGTCGCGATAGCGACCCCCGTGCGGCAAGCTATGAACGTTATCACCCACGTGCGGCAAGTTATTCCTAGTCAAGAAATATAGGGATCCAACAACGCAAATTACTATCCCAAGGTACAGATATAGCTTTGTTTTATCAGGTGGCGCCGAAAGTGGCATTACGTGATAGCACAATCAACTTTTCTTGATGCCTCGTGAGTGCTATGAAGAACAAGTGTGCTAAACTTTCAGGAATGCTCTCAGAAGCGGTTATGAAGGTGACCGCTTTAGTGGTGCGACCGCGCAACGCGCAAGGCTCGGAATAATCACAGCCGTGGTCTTCAAGCAATTCCTTGACCTCAGGTTCAAATGCTATGATCAGTCCTTCAGGTTCTATGCTAAAGACATCACCAATTATAACTTCGTCGTCAAACTCTGAGGTGATATGGAAACCAAGGCGTCCAAGTAAAGCGCAAGTTTGCCGCCCAAACCTGAAGGTCCTTCTACACTCAAAATTACTCGGCTTGACTCTGGATAGGTTGCAACTTTGGATGGGATCACCGAATAAAGCAATAGGTTTGTAGATTTCCCAATCACCTTCAGTATACTCGTCTACGATTGTCAATTTGCCTTCCTCAAGTCTCTCTGAAGGTCCCTTTATTCTTCGCCCAGACAGTGACTGTTTATCCACAACCCCAAATGTTAAAGCTTGAAACCGCGAATCACGTTGAAGTAGATCTCTTATTAATGTAGTCTTGCCAGCACCAGGAACACAATGGAATACGGCACAACCACTATAATTACTGTGAATTCTATCAAAACCACGCTCTAATGCTAATTTAATTAACACATCCATGAAATTCAAAATGAATAGCTAAAACTTAAGCTTAAACCTATATAACGCTATTCTTGAACACATCCACAATAGACGACCGCATCAAGTGCTTATTTTGCACAATGCATCGGACACATTGGTAGTAGTTATTTAGCTCTTCTTCACTCATCCTATTGACAGCCTTCTCACCTAGTTTGTAAGCGAATGAGATCTCGATTGCATAATTGTCGATGCACTGCTCTAGATTATTGGTCTCTTTGGCGACGCACATTCGCTCGTACACCAACTGCGGTTTCTTAAAAATACCATCTGGAGTGAGGTTCCAACCACAGAATGTTGGTTTACGTGTGAAGTCCACCTTGGCTTTGAGCTTTAACTTGCCCAAAAAATCCTCGTACTCAGTGCTTAATCTTAACCGTCGTGAGGCGCACATATCATCACCTGCGAAGCATATGCTTTCGCTCCCATTTAAATCATACCTCATGAAAGTGAACAGCATATTAGCCATCGTGTTGAACAGGAACGTACTTGCTTCCCCCGAGAACCTCATAATTGCAAAATTGCCCAACTTGGACCCCAAATGGGTCTTAATGAACTTGTAATCAGCGATTAGGTCCCTTGGCAACCCTAAGTACTTCATCACCTCGATCTCAAAAGCCATTATGAACTGATCTTGAGAGGCATCAAAGGCCTCATAATCCGATTCAGTGCACATCCCTGTGAAGTCACCGCCAATGACCCAAGAGTTTAGCTCTTCTAACCCTTTCCCACTATGCACGTAGTACTTCTTTGGGAGAACCTCATTCAACTTGTATTCAATATAACGCATGTACGGGGCAAAGCGACACAAGACAGCATGCTGGAAGCAAACGATGGATTGCCCTGCTTTAGCTTCACAGAATCTTTTTTCAAATTTTGTGCAGTGTTGACTCTTCATGAATATTAGCCCGACATCTATTAGCCAATCTCTGCAGGACCTTCCAGCGTGGTTTTCAATGGTGGCAGCACTCTTACTGCACTTCTTCCGCTCAAAGTCCTCTACTGCTTTGCTCATGAATTCCTTGTTATGCGCACTTTTTAACGGCACGTGCTTCAGAAACAACTTAAGCATTGACTCGCCGAACGGAGCTGCTTCAAGAAGCTTGGCGCATTCCACTGCCGGCTTTGAGAATCGGAGCCTTTTCTTCACGCTCATAAAGAAAGTTGCAGTATCTGAATTACGGTGCCTTGGGTAGATAGCTTCGTAGCGCTCAGCAGCGTTAGTCAGCTGTGCACCTCGATTCTTCGAATGGTCATCGGGGAATTGCATGGTTATATTGCCCTTGAACCACCGTTCTCTACGCTCCTTAGCGAGTAATCTGTGCACCCAAGCAGCTCTTATGGGTTCAGCATCAAATCTTGGGAGGTGTGTCTTGAACCATGGTTCTTGGGCAAACTGCTCCTGCACCATCTCGATCTCTTGGTCCTCACTTTGCCCGAGATAAATGGCAGTCTTCAGCCATGGATCCCCCTGGAGTTTGAACTCCTTTTCCCCAAGTTCCCGTCCAATTTTTTCAGAGAAGGCGTTTGTGTACTTTGGATTCCCAGGCAGAACACTACCCAGTTGTTTAAATGAGGAATCACCTCGGAGAAAGCTCGCCAAGAACCTACCTTCGTATATGAAGAGTAACTGTTCAAATGAGGCTTCCAACAGATTTAGGAAGCATAAATTTTCAGAGAACCTTGATAATGCCGTGAGCCACCTGCGCTCATTCGTGTAGGAAGCACTATGCGTGATAACTATGGTGCCCTTAGTGAAATTCCGCCCAGTGCTCTCACCAAACGTCATACAACAAACCCCCTGTGGATAGCGTGCTGTGATGATCTTCTTCTCTACAAAGCTAGAAACTAGGAATGTCTGGTGGTACTCGTCCTCCAATTCGTCCACCTCTCCGAAACTACTGCACATGTAGAAATCCTCTCGAGGGGCTGAGACCAACTCAGGCATCCTGCAAGGTAACCTTCCGAGGAAATTGCTATTCTTGAACCTCCTACTGCACAAATTGTAATTGTAGCTCCTATCTCCAAGCAATTCTTCCATATCCGGTTTGAAGTTCAGAAACCTGCCCCTATCTTTCTCAGAGTCATAGTCGGATTGGCATGGGTCTCCAATTAAGAATAGGTGTGTCTCCCTTGGAAGTAAAAGGCTTACAAGATCTATAAAGCCCGGCGGGTACAACTGCATCTCATCAACCACCACAACCCCATCCTTAACCGTGGTTCTAGCCTTCTTAAGAAAGACCTCGAAGGTCATAACTTTCCAATTGCGCGAAGCCTCTTCCTTCGTTTGGTATGTGCACTTTCGGTTGCTTTTCCCAAGAATGCTATGGGCTATCTCATCGGCTAAACCCCTCCTTGGGGAGACAAAAGTCACTGGGCAACCTGGGCAGAGCTTGACAAATTTTTTGAAGAGTGTTGACTTGCCAGCGCCGAAGGTCCCAGCTATGACCACTATCTTCCTGATCTGGGGGGAAGTGAGGCCGGCAGGTAGCAAATCTTTTGAGCCATTAAAGAAACTAGAGCTTATGGCCCCAGTCACTCCCTCGATCAAACAACGGCTTAGATTTTCGGCTTTTAAATTGTTCGAGGAGTACTCTATTTCCGTCCCAGCATTTCTCATGAGAAGCAAAGCACCCTTCGGAATGCAGTGCCTCGGCCTAGCCTTCAACTGCTTAGTCTCAGAGGTTTTTAACTCAGGCAGATAAATCATGTGGTTATCAATTATCTGAAAATTCTTAAGGGTATTCCCACTTGGATTCATCTCAAAAGTGCTTTCCTCAGTCGCCACACGCGCGCAAATCCCGAAACATGCTAATACATCTTCGATAACATGCAGGTCCAACCCCTCACCTGCGTCTAGGGCGTCAGAAAGATGCCTATTAGCTTTCATGTTCAAAATTTTATGCACATCTAGAACATTCCTTTCTAGAGATTCAGCAATTGCCTCAATAACACAGCCGTTACGTGGCAGTCCAATCATAAATTTGTGATCTTTATACCCCAATACCAGTTTCAAAGCTGGGTCACAAGGCTCATACTCCACAACCTGATTGAGATCCAGATTAAGGATGATTATGTGGATGTTTTGCCAGACTGAAAAATTGATCACTTCCAAGTCAGCCCAAGATGGTAAGCAATCAATGATTATATTGGGCCCCAACTTATGGAATGATTCTTCTAGGTGCTCGAGTGAAACTTCTAGGTAATTGCTTGCGCACTGAAGGAAAGATTGGGAGCAAGACGAGTTTTCTCTAAAGCTGTAATCAAATGATGAGATTCGTTCATGCACGCTCACCCTGCACTCTTCTAGGTCAAACCCATCGCTAAGGGCGTCCTCGGAAAGCTGCCCTGGGCTCTCGACGGGCAGCTTCACGTCTTCTTCTTCAATCACGGTTCTTGAGAGCACCCTGAAAGTGTAGCTAATACGCCCCTCAGTGCACATCTCAATAGAATGTAGATGGGACTCTTGGAAACCTCCAGGCATTAACATGTAACAGGGCCCGGTCAATATGCAAGAACCGCCACAACGCTTCCCCACTTTGTTGCGCACGGAGAATAAACAGTTTCCTCTCTGAACAAGTGTGAGAATTGGTGACCCGCGTAAAAAAATGCTTTCATCATCGCTGTGGAACCCAATAGATGCTCCTTCACTGTACTGCTGAATAAGCACGGAATTAAAACCCATTTCATCCATATCAAGCTGTTTAAGCATAGCGTCGAAAGTCTTCAGCCATGGCTGGGATGAGTGCTTCCCCCCGTTGTATGTGTAATCAGTGTAAACCCTTGAATGCCATGCTGCAGTTCGACCTCTCAATCTATCAGTGAAATGGATAACCGGGAACTCTAGATTTTGGGTTGCCACCTGCTTCAAGCGGATCCCACAGCTGCATGCCAAGTTCAGAAAGTCCTCAAGCTCTGAGGTGCACTTGCCCTGCCCAATCTCACCGTCCACTTTGGCTGCAGGTTCTTTTTCTTCCTTCCCTTTTGAGATTGAAGCCTCAATGCATTTTAACGGGTTGAAATCAACTTTTTGCGTGTTGCCGATCAGATTTTCGTTAAGCTTGTCAAGTGGAATCCTGGAGTGTTCATCCTGCGGTTCTACAAGTTCGGCACATCCCTCAGGCTCGCACGAGAACATTACCTTTCTTTTAATAAGGGTTCCCTGAATGTACAATTCAAAACTGGACCCCACAATCTCCTCAACGCATCGAGCCCAGATAGATCCACAGAAATTCCTTGCGCAGGGTGCATCGATGTACTTAGTATTGAATCTCCTATTTGCTTGTCTCAAGAACCAAGCCAAATCTGAAGCGCCGAGATAGACGAAAGTCTGCAACCTTTTGTTCAGAGCATTAGCCTTACCAATGACTAACTCAACACTTGCGGTATCAAGGTAATTCTTCACGAATGCAGCGAAGTAGCCTTTTTGCGCTGCACATTTGATTTTCGTGATGTAGACGTCTTGGTCAATAACTGAGCCCTCCCGCAAACAGCAAAGACGTGCGACCCTCACAAGTCCAGTCACAGCCGTCTTAGGTGTGATCTCTAAGAGCAGAGCGCACTGAGCTTCACCTCTCATATTCAGGTTGTAGGGCGAGGGTACTCTACCCTGTAGAATGCAAATATTGAGTTTGCAAGGGGTTGCTGGCAAAGCTCTAGTGGCCTCATCAAAACCCAGTGCGTTTTTGATTGCTCCGAGTATTATTGAGTCTCGACGCAGCTCAACAAGCTCCACAATAAAGCTAAGACCACAAAGATTGCCGATGAACTCATCAAGGGAAGATTCCTGCATAACCTTAACATGTTTCCCCAGGAAATCCGGTAAAAGGGAGTAGCCCGCAATCTTGAGGGTCTTGATCAGCTCAACGTTTATCAAACTTGAATGGTTATGTGTGCTAATTACGAACTTGCTAAACTCTTGTATGAACTTTATTTCAAAGCCAGTTGGTTCAGGTACTATTTGGCTAAGTTTAGCCATGGCAGATTGCACGTCTGGTTTTTGTAAAGTTCGTAGGTAGCGGTAGACTCTTGATATTATGGTGTGACTAATTGGTAGTGCGCAAAGGCCATCCCTATAATGTAACGCGAGGCCCTTTGAGGAGGTGGCCTCAAAATTGCTGAAGCACCGTGTCTTTGGGGTCACAGCGTCGCCTTGGGTAATTGAAATTAGATGGTGGGAGAATTTGCTGCATAAAACATCCACACAATATGTGGCGCCATCATCCAGTATGATTCGGTTGGTTCGGAGCAAATACCCGCCGTTCCTTGGTTGCACATAACCTTCTTCCCTCACACCATCAGGGAAGTATAATAGATCATCACCGCACACCTCGAAGTCGTAACACCACCGGTTTAGAGATTGGGTTGCTCCAAGTAGCAATTCCGGTGGGTGCACCAATGTGCCTAAGAGTACCTTAGGCTTGACTGCAGTGAGGAAGTCAATGAGGTCTCCGGGTTTCCAGTAATGCAGTTCATCGTGCAAGAATAGGGATCTAGCTTTATTTTCAATAACTTTTGGGATCAAAGTACCAGTAGTAGCGCTAAAGCAATCCTTGATCTTGGAACTATTATGAGCTAGATGACCTTCATATCGCACGAAATCATTACTATATCTCATTTTATCCTTACTGGTGACGAACCTATTCACACAAGAGATCAAGCCTAATGATGAATTCCTACTTTTCAGAAAGTCTAATTTTTGTTTCTTAATACCTACAAAAAAGAAAGAAGAATCTAAGTAATTGGGTAAAACTTTGTACAGCAAAAAGTTCTCCAAGGTCTTACAAGTGGGATGTGAGTGTGGCATCGCGGAGAATGGGCTAAGATATATTCCTGCTTTACTCAGTTTCTCCTTGGCTACGGGGCTCAAGGCATAATTGAATAAATTGAAATGTTCCAATTCCAATTCTCTGTAGCGATTAACTGCAGTCACAGCGATAGTACTTTGCTCAGTGGAGGTGAAAGAAGTTAACACATCTTCTAAAGGACTTCGGTATGAGAGTGCCATGGCGTATTACTGATGAATTGGATTTATCAGTGATATGCTTTGATGTGTTGTTTTGTTTTT